GCAAAATTCTGTATGTATTTCCTTACTACTGGAAATGGATTAATTGATCTCACTGCTTTGTCAAATGCTGGTATCGAGACTTGGTTACCTGATGCTGCTCCTTGAAAATCATCATTAGTTAATTTCATTGGTAAACATGTTCCGTCCATATCGCCATAAGCCGTTATGTTGTTCGTAACTGATATTGATCCACCTTCTGCTCGCATTGGTGCAAAACGGCTATTCTTCGTCAATTGCTGTGCATGTTCACTATTATATGCGTAACCTGTTAAACTTGAATTCAATGGAATATGGAATTCGGTAGCTTCTCCAAACGAGGCCCAAACTGTCAAGTTGATTTGTTGTTGAGCACAAGTCGCACTACCCAATGGAACACGCACTATGCAAACTGCCGTTCCGACAAAGTCGATATTCGTATCGAAAGATGGTCCATTAATCGATATATAATTTTTCGGATTGTAAAATGGAACTATCATACGATCTTTTGGATTACTAGATGGATCTAATGAAAGTGGATTCAAGCCATAATATGATGATGGATTAATAGCCTGCCACACATTAATAATACTAATATCCGTGAATGGCACCGTAAAAATTTTAAGACGACCAAGTTGTTGACGCATACCTGATAGTTCAAAGTCCATGGCTATAACCGGTCGTGCATAAGTAAAACGTTCCCATGGTGCAGATTGCAAATAGTTCTTAATCAGATCTTGTGGCAACCTCCATGATGCAACGATGGTTCCTACGCTCTGTGAAACAGACCATTGATACGTTCCAATCCAAACTCGTCTGTTTACCATATCCTGTAACGTCCAACGCGGATCTGGCATTCCAGTTCCTTTTCGCGAAAATTTTGGTTTTAATGTTGGACCAGAAATTTCAATGTCTCGCTGACTCTCCAATATGATACCTTTCGTGTTATCACTCGTTCGAATCGAATCATCCTGCGCCGTTGAAATTGGCGTGGTAGACTCGATTACTGGGTCCATAGAAACTGTTGTAAATGTTCCTCCCGGCTTCATGCCACCATTATACTCGCTCTCCGCTCTAAGTGGAGCAAATAAATAGGCATCGTGCTTCTTTTCAAAATTTCGTGCGTAGTATTCATAATCTCGAAGCCTCGGATAATATTGAGGATCAAGTACAGCACGAATCCGTCCCATTAGACGGTCAAATTTTTCCTTGCCATAATAAAACATAAATGATAGGGCATCATTAAGGTTTTCCAAAGACGCCTCCGTTGTTGTTAAATCTGCACATTCTTTCGTCCAGTTAGTAAGTTCATTAATCGTTTGCATATCTATAATCGGCATCATTCGCCCAAAATTATCAGATCTAAAACCTCTTTTCAAAAATGTCAATTGACTAATTGGAACTACTTCTGCTGGTCCTGTTTTTGCTGAATTCGTATATTTCAAACATAATTTTTCCATTGCACTAGATAATAAACTAGGATTAAAATATTGAAGAAAATCCTCTTTTATTGCACAAATACCATCATCTCCATAAATAAAAAGCTTAATATTATGATTAAAAATATCTAAAGAAGCTTGTTCTACAGGTACGATCAAATAATAACAATACAAAAATTTCATAAAATGTACTAACGTATTAATTATAACTGTCGACATATTTCCCGATGGGTTACCTATATGCGTATAATAAATTTCATTTAAAGCTATTTGTGGTGTATGTACAATTTCGTCAAATAAGACTTCCCGGGCTGTTTGATTCTCGGGCTCATCGGCATACCATGCATTGATAACATCGCATACGCCCATTATGAATTGAGGTGACATTTTGCCATCCCAACCGGAGAAATCTCCGCCGAAGCCCAAAGGTGACATCGTTTCCAATTCATTGTATAATCTTGTCCATTCAAGCGATCCTGGATCAATTCCTACTGCAGAGAAGAATTTCAATCGGCTATGATAGAATGCCGAATTAAAAGCTCCAAAAAGCCTTCTTCCCACTATGGTATAATCCACTGGTGGTATCGTAAAAACTCGAGTATTAGCTTCAATAACTTTTGAGATCGATCTTCTTTCATCTTTTAATGTATCGATCCATAGGCTATCCACTCGTTT